TTAATTATAACGCAATTATCGTGACAATGGTAAAAGCAATTCAAGAACTTAAACAACAACTAGATACATTAACAAATGAAAACAATTGATGCAGTCTCAATCTGGGACAACGGACAAACAGTAGAGGCAACTATCTTAAACGCTTACGCTGTAAATGTTACACTAGGAACAAGTGCGACATTCTATTATCAACTACTTTCTCAAACAGCTGAGGGGTATGTATCTCAACAAGTGGCACAAGGAAACTTGAGCATGACTGGTGAAGCATATGCTCAATGGGAAGTGGATAGCTATGCATGGGACTGGGTAGCAGCACAGCTGAACCTAACCATAACTGGTGACTATGTGCCGCCAGTGCCTCCTGCACCTGAACCTATAACTGCTGAATAATCATGGCAAAGATAAGCTCATATACAACTGACGCAGTTGTATCCTATGCAGACAAGCTCATTGGTACTGATGCTCAGGATAGCAACATCACTAAGAACTATACTATCGGAAGCATTCTATCAATGCCTCTACCATCTGTCCCTGTCTACGCTAACAACACAGCTGCACTAGCAGCAGGGCTTGTTGCTGGCAACGTGTACAGAATCACAGGGACAGACCAACTAGGGGTGGTGCATTAAGCATCTCCCCACTAAAATCAAATCTAATGGACATAAGAAAGATATCGGTAGGCCCAGATTACAAGGGCAGTGCAATGCATTACATCGTGGGTCAACGAATACTAGGTGACTCCAATGAAATACATTTGATTAAATTCGATGAGGCAAGAAACTCATTTAAAATATTTATCATCAACGATAAATTAGAGGTAGTGCTTTGGAAAGAATTTAATTCTACAATACCGGTGTCGGTCGAATACAATATTAATATCTAATGAAATCCCCATTTTACTTTATTGCAAAGCCCGTAAACGGCAAAAGGTACGACAACACAAAAGACATTGGTGGCATAGAGCTGATAGTAAGCACATCAGAGGAGGACCACAAGTTCTCCAATAGGTTTGCTGAAGTGATAGAGACTCCGCTAGGATACAAAGGACCTGTGGAAATTGGAGATATCCTGCTCGTCCACCACAATGTCTTTAAATTTTACAATGACATGAAGGGTCGCCAAAAGAGTGGGAAGTCATTCTTTAAAGATGACCTTTTCTTTATTGAGCCAGACCAATTCTTCATGTATAAAAGCAATGGAGAATGGAACGCTTACGATAGGTACTGCTTTGTCAAGCCAATTAAAGCCACTGAAAGCTATATAAAAAAACCTTTTAGTGAAGAGCCACTCATGGGGATTATGAAGTATCCAAATAAATACCTCTCATCCCAAGGCATAAAATCCGGGGACATGGTCTGCTTCAGTCCTGATAGTGAGTACGAGTTTACTGTTGATGAAGAAAAACTTTACAGAATTTTTGACCATCAGATAACAATTAAACTATGAATTTACTATCTTTTGACAACGTACTTCAAGACCCCACATATTATGTATCAGAAATTTATTCATATGGATTTCAGGACGTGGCAGATGGACAGCACATATTCAGAAACATACAACCTAGAGGAAGTCACGATGACTTTGCCAAATATGTATCTAAATTATTTCCTGACTATAAGGTAGAGTTTAATTTTGTAAGGAGGTCTCCATTAAATCAGGAGGAGCCAAACTTTATCCATAGCGATGAAATGATGGGAGACATCACTTGCATCCTGTACTTAAATGAGATGTGTCCAGTTGATGATGGTACCACAATCTATGACCAAGACAGTAACCCATTGGTTGTGGTGTACTCAAAGTTTAATAGAATGATTGCTTTTAATTCTGATTCACTACACTCCAGAAATTTGTTTGAGAACTTTGGAGAAGGTGAGTCAGCTAGATTAATTCAGGTTGCGTTTTTAAAGTACAAGAAATGAAAGACGTGAAAGAAATTAAGCTTAGAATTATTAATGCAGGCTACAAGGCAGTAGACGAATTGATTAAGGTAGCCGAAGAGAGTGTAGTTAAGAGTGGAGATGTAGAGGGTGAGCTTGCTGCAGACAGGTTAAAGAATGCAGCGGCTACAAAAAAGTTAGCAATATTTGATGCGTTTGAGATTCTCAACAGAATAGAGTCAGAGAAAGAAAGCTTAGAGGCGATAGACAAGGGGATAAGTAGAACTGATACTAAACAAGGGTTTGCAGAGCGAAGGTCAAAGCAGTAGTCTGTGTAGGATAGTAAAGGATTATATTCCTCCTGCAGTAATCTCTAACAAGAATAGAGTGATGTCGTGGCTGTATGGGTATAACGAGCAGTACGATGTTGTTGTTATTTCTAAGAACGGGAAGATAGGGGATGTGGTAGAGATATCAGGTTTAAAAATTGCTTTGCCTATTGCTCCAGAGAAGTGTCATCAAAGACACCCATCTAAAGCCGAGCAGCATTGGGAGAGAGAAGATATCCCCAAGGAGTTGGCCAAAATTCAATCCATATTTCAGTGGAACGATAAGCCAAAGGAGTTTAAGGATAGATGGGTCGATTACATCGAGCGGGAGTTTGACCGCAGAGAGCAAGGTTTTTGGTTTATGAACAATGGCGTGAAGACCTATATCACAGGCTCACACTATATGTATCTACAATGGTCTAGCATTGACGTAGGATACCCTGACTTCCGTGAGGCCAACAGAATCTACTGGATATTTTGGGAGGCCTGTCGTGCAGACCCAAGGTCATTTGGCATGATATACCTAAAGATTAGACGTTCAGGATTCTCATTCATGTCATCATCTGAATGTGTCAACATAGGCACGCTTGCACGTGATGCACGTATTGGCATCTTGTCTAAGACTGGAGCCGATGCAAAGAAGATGTTTACCGATAAGGTGGTCCCAATTAATAGTAGGCTACCATTCTTCTTTAAGCCTATCATGGACGGTATGGACAAGCCAAAGACAGAGTTGGCATTCCGTGTTCCTGCATCCAAGATTACTAAGAAGAATATGTATGAATCAGATGATGCAGATATAGATGGACTCGATACTACTATTGACTGGAAGAATACTGAAGACAACTCATACGATGGTGAGAAGCTATTGTTCTTAGCGCACGATGAAAGCGGTAAGTGGACCAAGCCTGTAAACATCAAGGAGAATTGGCGTGTAACCAAAACCTGTCTACGTTTGGGCAGCAAGATTATCGGAAAGTGCATGATGGGCTCCACATCAAACGCCTTGAATAAAGGTGGGCAGAACTTCAAGGATATTTATGAGGAGTCAAACGTAAAGATTCGTAATGCCAACGGCCAAACTAAAAGTGGGATGTACGCCATATTTATTCCAATGGAATGGAATATGGAAGGATTTATAGACTTATATGGTCATCCTGTATTTAATAAGCCGAATCAACCTATAAAAGGAGTTGATGGCAATTGGATTAAAAATGGAGCTATAGATTATTGGGAGGCGGAAGTTGATTCATTGAAGAGTGACCCAGATGCGTTGAATGAATTCTATCGTCAGTTTCCACGTACAGAGTCTCACGCATTCCGTGATGAGAGCAAGTCATCTATCTTTAACTTGACCAAGATATATCAGCAGATAGACTACAATGACTCCATGATTAAGGAGCACTACATTACAAGGGGTTCCTTTTCTTGGAAGGATGGTATTAAAGACACTGAAGTAATTTGGACTCCTGATAACAGAGGGAGATTTTCAATTAGCTGGTTCCCACCAAAACATCTACACAATAATGTGCACATTCGTAATGGAATTAAATATCCCGGAAATGAACATATTGGGTCATTTGGATGTGATTCATACGATATATCTGCTGTGGTTGGCGGACGTGGTTCTAACGGAGCGTTACATGGAATGACTAAGTTCCACATGGATGACGCTCCAGCAAATGAGTTCTTTCTAGAGTATATTGCAAGACCACAGACTGCTGAGATATTTTTCGAAGAAGTGCTGATGGCTTGTGTGTTTTATGGGATGCCAATCTTGGTTGAAAACAATAAGCCAAGATTATTGTATCACTTAAAAAATAGGGGGTACAGAGGTTTTTCTATTAACAGACCGGACAAACAGTTTGCTAAATTGACCAAGACTGAACGAGAGTTAGGCGGAATACCAAACTCATCAGAAGATGTCAAGCAAGCTCACGCTTCAGCAATAGAGTCGTATATCGAGAAATTTGTTGGTCTTGATTTAGAAGGGAAGTATAGAGATGCGGACCTCATGGGTACTATGCCATTTACAAGAACGCTTGAAGATTGGGCTAAATTTGATATAAATGACCGAACAAAGTTTGATGCTTGTATCAGCTCAGGGCTTGCGATAATGGCGAATCAGAAGCACCTGTACGTGCCTGAAAAAAAAGAATCGAAATTAATTATTAACTTCGCTAAATATAAGAACGAAGGGACAATAAGTCAATTGGACAAATGAAGAATATAACAATCCAAATTAAT